ATTCAACAAGTGTTGTTACAACAACAGGTAGTCAAAAGACAGAAGTAATAAGTCCACCGCCAAGTGCAATAGCACCTCAGTTTGGAAGTGGTAATAACTCAGATTTATGTACGATTAGTTCTAGTGGCTCAGTACAAACACAGATACTAGGACTGTCAGTAGGCACGACATACACAGAAGAGAATTGTTTAAGGTTAAAGAAAGCACAGAAGCTGTATATGTTTGGAATGAAAGTCGCAGCAGTAAGCGTTATGTGTCAAGACCCAGATGTTTGGGAAGCAATGATGTCTGCGGGTACGCCTTGCCCGATAGATGGGCTTATAGGACAGCAGGCTAAAGATGCTTGGGCAGTTAAGACAGACCAGATACCAATGCCACCGGAGAAAGATGAGATTAGTGTACAGGAAAAGCGTGATAAAGCCCTTAATATTATGGGTACTGTTGCTGCTGCCTTTTTGTTCTTTTAGTAATTATTATACATTTGGCTATAGCGGTAACGCAGCCTTCTATGGTAATACTTGGCAGATGACAACACCTATACTCGGTATAACTACCGAAGAGGGTATGGACATAAGTGGTGTAATATATAATTATAAAGCAGTAAAAGAAGTTGAGGATGACTTCACAGTCACAGTACAGAATGAAGATATAGATGGTGGATATATCTTTCAAGAGACCGATGACTGGTCAGGTAAGCACGGTATGAGAATACAGAAACTTATACCAATGAACTACACACCAATAGAGCAGTTTGGTAAAGGATCAATAGAAACAACAGGTACAGGAAGCATAGAAGATGCAAGTGTACTTTACATATACAGGTTTGATGGTTGCCGTAATCCACAAAATAACGAGAACTGTCCGGGATATGTACCACCTATGCCAGTTATACCAAAGATAGAAATATATGATGCACTAGAAGATGATGCGGTGGATGATGCCACTAAAGAAACAGATAGTGACTTATATGATAAGGAAGAAGAAGAGAGTGAGCAAGATGAAAAAGAAGAAGAAGATGAAGACCGTTTGGAACTAGCAATGGCTGCATCTGAAAATGCTCTAACTATAGCAAATGATATATCTCAAGCATCACTCTTACAGACTATGAATGCAGCTACTAATGTTAAATCTTATTATGTAGCACAAGTTCCGGGCGGAGTATACCGTGAGTCTATTTCACTCGATGGTGGAAAAATAGTAGACAATAGAAACGCATTAAAAAGTTTAGCACAAGATAATTTAATGGACGATATGATACAGGAGCAATACAAATGAAAAAATTATTATTAATGACTTTAGTCCTCGGACTTACTGCGTGTTCTATGTTGATGCCTAAAAAAGCAGAAGCAGTTACAAATATTAACGGAACAGTAGAGTCAAGATGTACAGTCAATACTGATACATCGGGTTACTATGGCAACCCTAACGCATATACGCTTACAACTTTACCTGCTAGTGCTGGTCAAGTTCCTATTGTGCGTGTAGATACATCATTAGCTAATGCTTACAAAGCACAGATAAGTTACCCTACTTCTTTTAGTTCTAGTCCTAGTCTATCAGATACAGTTGTATGGACAGGAGCAGTAGCTGTAGCGCAGACATCATCTACAGATATGTCTGGTTATCAAGCAGCAAGTACAACAGCAGATGGTGGTGCTATGAGAATTTATCCACTAAGTATAGCGGGTGCTACTTGGTTTAGTGTTTCTTCAGTTGCTACCTATGGTGGTGGACAACAGAAAGCATTTCCCGGTGGTTCATATACAGCAGTTGTAGTAGCAGAATGTGTCGCTCAGTAATACTTTGGGTACTGTTATGTAGTTCTGTAGCAGCACACGAGATGACACCTACCTACCCTAAATGGGAGGTCTCGTTGATAGATAGTGTACATAAGACTACAATGAGAATATTTAATAAGAGACAAGATGTTAAATGGTATGAGATTGGTGTATTTGATAAAGAATGGAAACCAATACCTTTTGTTACTAGCTATAAGATATTGCAAGTAAAGTACCTAACTCAAGTTAATTTTGATGTTTATATTAACTCAAGTAATAAAGACAAGGCAGAATACATATGCTCGTTGTCTAAACTTAGAGGAAATAATAACAACAAACCTATGGTAGCATCAAAGATATGTTCGAGGTTTAAGTGAAGTGGTTAGTCTACATCTTACTTCTGTCTTGCACACAAGTTATAGCAAACAGTAGTTCTGTTAATCTAGCCTTGCCAAGTGCGAGCATAAATAGCGGAACAGATAGTATAAGAGCTGGTGACTTAGACTGTAAGAATAGTATAGGCGGTAGTACGAACTTTGAAATAGGAATGACTGGTATAATTAATAATGCTGTCACTCCACTCATAGGAGACAAGAGCGACTTAAACCCACAGACTAAAGATATAGGAGTATATGCTAGAATTATTATTCCTTTAGATGGTCCAAGTGAAAGAATTAATTGTAATACATTATATCAACTTGAGCTGCAAAGAAGAAGACTAGAAGTACAGAAACTTAAACAAGAGATTGAATACTTAAAGCAAATGCAGAACAATAACGAGTTCGATAATTAATGGCTGATCTAGAAGAAATTGTAAGGCAAGGCGAAGGATTATCAGATAAAAAACTGAAATTATTCGGTCTTAAGATAAGCGGTGGCAGTATAGTCGCAGCATTTGCCCTAATTTCAACGATTGTTGGTACGCTATACGGTGGCTTTCTTATGTACCAGAAAGTCGAAGGAATCGCAAATTTGGACCTCGATTCTATAGCTGGACAGATGAAAAAGACATCAGCAGACGTTTTAAGGATAGAAGAACACGCTAATGCTATAAAAATAGAGTTAAAGAAAGATATGACAGACCTACGAAATAGTCAATGGTCTTTAGAATCTAAAGTAGATACTAAGTTACAATCAGTAGATACTAAACTTACTAACTACGATACAAAGTTAGATAGGTTTGAGATAAAGGTAGAGAAAACTAAAGAGGATATAAATAAACGGATACAAGAATCATTAGATAATCCACTAGCAAACTAAGGAGATAATATGGCTAAGAAGAAAAAAGGTAAAGGTAAAGGCGGCTACGGAAGAAAAGGTTATTAATGGGAGCTCCAGTAAAATCAGGAGATAATCCAAGAAGAGCAGCATTCTTACAACGTATGGGTGCAGCAGCAGGACCTCAGTATAAAAATGGTAAAAAGACACCATTATTAAAATCTTTAAATGCTTGGGGTGCTTCTAGCAAATCAGATGCTATTAAAAAAGGCAAAGCAATAAGCAAAAGAAATGCCGCTAAAAAGAAAAGGAAATAATATGGCACTTACTAAAAGACAAGCAAACGCAATGGCTAGGCATAAAGAACATCATACTGCTAAACATATGAAAGAGATGAAAAAATTAATGAATGGCGGTAAGACCTTTACAGAGTCACATAAGATAGCTATGAAAAGAGTGGGGCGTTGATTAATGGACGAAAAACTTAATCGTATGCAATTACAGCTAGACAAGCACACTTCTCAAATAGGAAAGCTGTTTAGTAAGATTGATGACACTAATAAATGTATAGCTAAAATAAACACTTCTTTGTTACAGATTAAATGGGGTGTCTATGGAGCTTTACTTTATTATTTTGTTACTGAAATAGGAATTGTAGAAGCAATGAGGTTAGCAGTATGATAGGATTTTTAACAAACGTAGCACCAATAGCATTAGGTTTTGTAGCTAAGTTGTTTGCACTTAAAAGTCAAGCAGCAGCAGAAAACCAAAAGTTAATGATACAGAACTTGCAGGCTCGAAACGATTCAATAAACCAAGCTAGAGATAGAGCAGACAAAGAGAGCCCTATGGCTGCCCTTAACAGACGAGTCATTATATTTGTCATACTAGCTTTAATTATATTTACACAAATAGCACCCGTATTTTTTGATGTTCCTACTATCGTACCTACAGTTATAGAAGGCTTTAGTGTATTAGGATTTCAACTGACACCTGATGTTATTGAATATGTAAAACTAGAAGCAGGTGCTGTACTTAAGATGGATGAGATCTTTGGGTGGGCAACAATGATTATAGAATTTTATTTTGGTGCTCAATTAGCAAAAGGAAAGTAAATGACTTATAGAGAAATTATTAACAGCGTTTTAAGGAGGCTCAGAGAAGATACTATTGACTCTGATTGGTCAGGTAACTTATATGATTCTGTAACTATCTCAGATTATCAGAAGTTAATTGGTGAGTTAGTTAATGATTCTAAAAAGAATGTAGAGTCTTATCACGACTGGAATGCTTTAAGAGAGACATTTAATGTTAAAACATCTTTAGGCAATATGCAATACACTTTAGGCGATGCTACTAAAGGTGCAGGCGTGTCTTTTAAAGTATTAGACGTTATATGTCAAGATACTGGACAAGTATTAGAGCAAGTACCTAATGATTGGATTAATGAGCAAGTGTTTCCTCTGACTAGTGCGTCTACTGGAAAGCCTACTTATTATGCCTTTAATGGTATCTCACAAGCGGGTACAAACAGAGAGCCAGACTTTAATATTGATTTCTACCCTGTTCCTGACTCTACTCAAACAATATCAGTTAATATTGTAGGTGCCCAAAAAGAATTAAAGACAGCATCACAAGTATTAAGAGTTCCTTCACAGCCTGTAATTCTTGGGGCTTGGGCTAGAGCTATAGCAGAGAGAGGTGAAGACGGAGGAAGTATCTCTAGTGCTGTTGCGG